AGAAATCAAAAGACAAGTACGGAATAGTAAGTTCTGAAAAAGTGGAAATATGCAAGAATGAGCCTTGCCGGCTAAGTTTCAAAAATATCAGCCAAGCAGAACAGACAGGACAGGGGGCTAATGTTTCCCAAGTTGTTAAATTGTTTATTTCTCCAGAAGTATACATTCCTCCAGGAAGCACAATTGAAGTTACTCAAAATAACGTGACAAGACTGTATAGACATAGCGGAATATCGGCAGTTTACACAAATCATCAGGAAATTATACTTGAAGCAGAACAGGAGAAGGCATAATGGCAAGTTCAAAGATAAAGGTGCAGTTCGACGGACTGAAAGAGTTCAAAAAAATAATTGAAGAGATGGAGAAGGAAAAGGAGCAGTTAATGATTGACACCATAAAAGAATTAGCTGGTAGACTTCTACGTAAAGTAATTAAAAGGACACCTGTAAGCTCTCCAAACTTTGGAATTGCTACCTATAAGAGAGACAATAAGAAAAAGGGTATAAAAAAGGGTGATACCATATACGATAAGAAAGGCAGAGCTAGAGTTCTAAAAACCAAGACTGTTTCGTATAAAAAAGATGGTAAAGCAATCTCTAAAACATATGGTGGACAAGGCGGAACTCTAAGAAGAAACTGGGCTGTATCAGATGTGAGAAAAAATGGAGAGAATTATGAGATAGAGGTTTCAAACTCTGCTGAATACGCTAGTTATGTTGAATTTGGGCATAGGCAGACACCAGGAAGATTTGTTCCTGCTATTGGGAAGAGATTGAAAAAGTCTTGGGTAAAAGGTAAGTTTATGCTCACAATTTCCGAAAGCGAACTGCAAAAGCAAGCTCCAGCTGTTATTGAAAAGAAGATTACTGAATGGCTTAAAAAGTTAGGAGGATAGATGCTAAATGAAATTGTAAATGCAATAGGGTTGAAACTGTCTGAAAATTTTGAGGGGATAGACGTACACAGGGACGAACTGGAGCAGGGTTTTAAAGAGCCTTGCTTTTTTATTGACTTGTTGAATCCTAGTGAAAAACAGATTGTTGGAAATAGATATTTAAGAAGCTATCTTTTTGACATCACATATTTTCCCAAAGATAAAAAAGCCCAAGAGATATTTGAAACGCTAGATAAACTTTATACTGTGCTTGAGTACATAAAGCTTGATGATGGTACACTTGTTCGAGGGACTGACAGGAACTCAAGGGAAGAGGACAAGGTACTGCATTTTTTTGTCACGTATGAAATGTTCATTTACAAACTGGATGGAGAAAAAACAAAAATGGGAAAACTTGGAATAAATACTGGATTGAAGGAGGATTGAAATGGCAGATAACAATACTGTTGAAATGGCAGATATCAATACTGTTGAAAACAATACACAAGCAAAAAAAGAAAACACTGAAAATAAATCAGATGAAACTAAATTTGTAAAAAGTCAGATTATAGGATCTGATAAATACAAAAACAGAGCTGATTTATTGAATGTCTTATTAGAGGATGACAAGGAATACACGTTGTCAGACATCGATAAGAAATTAGAGAGTTTTTTAGACAAGGAGGTTAAATAATGGCTTATGGTGGAGGTACCTGGCTAGTACAGAATAAAGTTTTACCAGGTACATATATTAATTTTATAAGCAAGGAAAGAGCAGAACTTGTATTCTCAGATAGAGGATATGCCGCAATTGGAGTTGAACTTGACTGGGGTGCTGATGAAGAAATTTTCAAGGTGGAAAATGGGGATTTTATTGAAAATTCTACAAAATATTTTGGTCATTCCTATGACAGTGACAAATTAAAAGGGCTGAGAGATTTCTATAAACACGCTCAGACTGGTTATATCTTTAAGCTGAATACTGGCGGAGTTAAAGCGTCAAACGCTTTTGGAACTGCAAAATATACAGGAGAAAGAGGGAATGATATTAAGATATCCATTCAGGCAAACGTTGACAATGCTTCCCTGTTTGATGTTACAACTTTTGTTGAATCTGAAAAGGTGGACGTTCAGACAGTTGCGACTGCAAAGGATTTAAAGAACAATGACTTTGTAATCTTTAAATCAGATGCAACTCTTACAGCAACAGCAGGAACACCTATGACAGGTGGAACAAATGGAACTGTGACTGGGGCATCACATCAGAAATTTTTAGATAAGATTGACAAATATTTTATCAATGTTCTAGTCTGCACCTCGAACGAGAAGACTATAAAGGACTTGTATGTGCAGTATACAAAAAGAATGAGGGATAAAGTTGGTGCTAAGTTTGTATGTGTGGTTTACCGTGCTGACGACCCAGATTACGAAGGCGTGATTAATGTTAAAACAAAAACGATGGATTCTGATTTTCCTGAAAACTCAGCGGTATACTGGGTTGGTGGAGCAGAAGCATATTGTGCGGTTAACAGAAGTTTGACAAATCATAAATACAATGGAGATTTCAAACTTGAAGTGGAAGAAACGCAGACAGAGCTGGAATTAGCTGTAAAAGCTGGATACTTTATTTTCCACAAGACTGGGGATGAGATAAGAGTTCTGAAGGACATCAATTCCTTTGTTTCTTTCATAAAAAGAAAGAACAGGGATTTTTCGTTCGCTCAAGTAATGAGAACTTTAGACCAGATTGCGATTGATGTAGCAACAATTTTTAATAAGACCTATTTGGGTTCATCAAATAATACAGAATACGATAGAAATGACCTGAAACGTGATATTTCAAAACACCACGAAACATTGGAAGACTTGAGAGCAATAAAAGATTTCAATGAGGAAACAGATATTACGGTTGTTGAAGGAGAAACCAAGGAAAGTGTATTGGTCACAACTAACATTAAGCCAGTTGTTGCTATGGAAAAACTTTACATGAACGTAATTGTACAATAATTTAGATGAAGGAGCGTGAGAATAGATGAGCGATACAGCAATAATGAAAGGGAAGGATGCCATATCTGGAAGTCTTGCCAAATGCTTTGTCACAGTTGGAAATAAAAGGTATAACTTTATGCAAGCCATAAATGTTAAGGCAGAAATGGAAAAGAATAAAGTTGAAGTTCCAATCCTAGGTAAAACTGGAAAAGGGAATAAGGCGGCAGGATGGAAGGGTACTGGAAGTGCAACTTTCCATTTTAACACATCTGTATTTAGAGAAATATTGCAGGAGTACACAAGAACAGGTAAGGATATTTACTTTGATATGCAGCTTGTAAATGAGGATCCAACTTCGAGTGTAGGGAAACAGACCATAATGCTGATTGACTGCAATCTTGATGGCGGAATAATAGCGCAGTTTGATGCGGATGCAGACTATCTTGAAGATGAGTTTGACTTCACGTTTGAGGACTGGAAACTTATGGATAAATTTAAAGCCCTTGATGGTATGAACATATAAAAGGGTAGTTTTAGGGGGAGTTTTAAGCTCCCTGTTTTCAAATAAATTTAGGAGGATAATTAAGAATGAAAGATTTAAAGTTTTTTTTAAAACAGAATACAATACCTGTCGAAAATCAGGAAGTGGAAGTGTCAAAAAGATTTAAGGACGATGCAGGAAATACTGTTAAATTTGAGATAAAGTCAATCTCAAATGAAATGGATGACGCACTAAGAAAGCAAAATACAAGACAGGTTAAAAAGGCTAAAGGAGTAATTGTTCCGGAATTAGACCAGCAGAAATACTTTGTGGATTTAGTTTTGAAATCATTGGTTTATCCGGATTTAGATGACAAAGAGTTGCAAGATTCCTGGGGAGTGATGGATTCAAGAGAACTGATAAATGCTATGCTTCTTCCAGGAGAATATACAGCCTTGCTTCAGGAAGTCCAAAAGATAAATGGATGGGATCTTAATGTAGAGGATATCAAAGATGAAGTAAAAAACTAATTGAGGCAAATGTGGCAGAGTACAACTATGCTTACTATTGCCTGCATAAATTGAAAATAAGGCCAAGTGAATTTGCTGAAATGGACATTTATGAGAAAGCGTTCATTATGGCCTGTATTGACATAAAAATAAAAAAAGAGAAAGAGGCTGAGAAAGAAGCTAAAAGAAAGGCTGGCCGTAAAAGGCGTTAGGAGGTGTTAAAAATGGCTACAATTCAGAACAGCATAGTTTTAAATGACAGAATGACGCAAACATTTACAGCAATAAATAATGCAATAAGTGCAACAGTAAATAGTTTATCCAGTCTTGATGGAAAATCCATGAACATCAACACTGCTAATTTATCAACTGCAAGACAGCAGTTGGCACTGGCAGAGAATGAACTGCAGAAAATGAAAGGCGACAGCAAAGGGCTGAATGACAATCTGAGCAAGACACCAGGAATCGTTGATGCAATACAGAAAAAAATGATGCAAGTGGGGACAGCGATAGCAGGAGTTATGGGAGCAAAGCAACTACTTCAGGCATCAGACCAGAATGCACAGATAACAGCAAGGCTTAACTTGATAACAGACGCACCTGAACAGCTGAAAGAACAGATTTACCAGTCAGCAAATGACGCAAGAGTTGCATATACAGATAGCATGAATCAGGTAGCAAAACTAGGACTGCTTGCTAAGGACGCTTTTAACAATACTGATGAAATTGTTCAATTTACCAACCTCATGCAGAAGGCATTTAAAGTATCGGGAGCAGATGCAGTGGAAGCAACAAGTGCAATGTATCAACTGACACAGGCAATGGCAGCAGGAAAACTTCAAGGGGATGAATTCCGTTCCGTAATGGAAAATGCCCCAATGGTAGCACAAGCCATAGCCAAGCACATGAATGTTTCAGTTGGGGAATTAAAAAAACTTGGAGCAGAAGGGCAAATAACAGCGGACATAATAAAAAATGCTTTGTTTAGTGCTGGAGATGATATAAATGCCAAATTCAGGACTCTACCTCTCACTTGGTCGGATATTTGGACACAAGCTAAAAACTTTGCCTTGCGAGAGATGGACGGCATACTCAAAAAGATAAATCAGCTAGCTAATTCTCAGGCTTTTCAATCTTTTATAACTAATATGAAAATTGGATTCATAGGATTAAAGGCAGTGGTCAATGGAATAGTTGACGGAATTGCTATGGCGGGTAAATTTATAGCTGATAACTGGCAGGCAATAAGTCCAGTTGTTTATGGAGTTACAGCGGCATTAATATGGTACGGAGCAGTTCAAGCCATTGCAGCGTTAGCGTCAGTTTGGTCTACTATGGCTACAATAGCCCAGTGTATTGCTTTATTGTGGCAGATTGCGACAGAGTATGCGGCAATTGTTGCTACTGAAGGGTTGGCAGCTGCACAAACGACACTTAATTCAGCAATATGGGCCTTCCCGGGAACTTGGCTGGCGGCAGTTATAGTCGGCCTTATAGTTTTAATACTGTGGGCGGCAGTAGCCATAACTCAATGGGCAACAGGAACTCAAAGTGCATTAGAAACAGTAGGTGGAATGTTTTATTGGTTTGCCGCTTTAGTTAGCAACATTTTTATAATTCTATGGGATATAATAGTGATTTTTGTGTCAGTGGTTATACTCGCATTCATAGGATTGGGTACATTAATAGTAAACGTGTTCATAGGAATATGGAATGCAGGAGTTTGGCTTGTGAACGCACTTTTGCAAGGCTGGTACTGGATGGTTAACGGTGCGGCAATGGTCTGGGCTTGGTTAAAAGTAACTATAAGTAATATCCTTAAGGGTATTTACAATTTCTTTGTTGGAGTTGCAAACGGCTTTATAGATGGATATAACGCTATAGGTAGAGCGGCGGTAACTGTTGCGAATGGATTCCACAACGCTTTTGCCAATGCGATAAATTCACTTGCAAGAATGGTTGAGAATTTCATCAATGGATTTTTAAGAGGATTGAATGAGATTGGTAAGGTTGTAGATTCTGTTATCGGTACCCATTTCTCAAACGGCGGAGCTCTTCAAATAAGTCTTGGTAGAATGGGTGGTGGAGGTGGCGCTTCATTTACTCCGGCTCAACACATTCAAGCTATGGCCTATGGGGACGCTAATGGCGTGAAAGTAGCACAAAAACAGGCACCTAAATTTGGATATGCTGGATATGCAGACCCTTCAGGTTTAATGGAAGGTGTCATGAATGGTGCTGGAAAGCTAACCTCTACCAAACTTACTGATTTAGGAGGAGCCTTTGACGATGGTAAAAACGCCACAAGGAAAGGCATTAAAGGGATAACTGATGGATTTAACAAGGGTAAAGATGAACTGATGAATATGGGGAAAAATTTACCTGGAGACAAAGGAGCAGGTGGCGATAAAGGAAAAGGTGGAAAAGGTGGTGGGGGTGGAAAAGACCCCAACAACAAAAAGACAGCAGACAACACAGGTAAAATGGCCGATAAAATGGATGACATGAATGAGGATATGAAATATCTAAGAGACATTGCAGAAAGGGAATACGTAAATAAATTTACAACAGCAGAAATAAAAATAGACATGACAAATTACAACAATATTTCAGAGCAGGCAGACGCAGATGATTTCATTGACGCACTTGGCGAAAGGCTTGCGGAACATGTCTACACTGGAGCGGAAGGAGTGCATAGCGACTAATGAGAACACAGGGATATATTTTCTATATTGACAAGGTGCTTTTGCCTATTGCACCTTCATCTGTCAACATTACACATAAAAACATGAACAGCATTGTCAATCTGATAAATGACGCGGAGTTTAATATGTTAAAACAGGAAGGACTGCAAGAAATAAGTTTTAAATTTATGCTTCCTTCCCAGCGTTACCCATTTGCCAGATACTTAGGATTTTATCAAAAACCAAGCTACTTTTTAAATAAGTTAAAGAACCTGAAGAAAAGGGCAAAGCCTTTTCAGTTAATTATAATCAGAACCTATCCAAATTCAGCACAGGCTTATTTCAACACAAACTTGAAAGTGTCACTTGAAGATTTTTCTGTTGAAGAAAATGCTGAGGAAGGCATGGATGTGTATGTGGAAATTAAACTGAAAGAGTTTATAGACCCACGTCCAAAACAATATGTGGCGAATGCAGACGGAACTGTCAGCACGCAAAACCAGAGATGGACAGATAAAGTTGAAAGCAGGATAAAGGAAATGAAGTACGGTGACAAGATATGGCAGGTTATAAGGCGTGAAACTGGTGGACTTGACCAGCTTGAAACGGTTATGGAAATAAATGGGATTTCTTCCTTAACTGGATTTGTAACAGATAAATTAAGGTTGTGGTAGAGATGCTTGAGGATATAAAAAACAAAATAAAATCCTTTATGTCAAAGCCGAATGAAGAAAGCTATGACATGGAAAAGGATATTGAGCTGATAGTTGCAAGCCAAAGCACCAAAACCATAATCTCGCCAGTTGTTACAAACAGCATTGAATTATCTTTGGAGAGAAAAGCGATACCAGGAAAACTTACATTCAAAATGATTTTCGATGAAAAAGTCCAAGAGGGCGACCAAGTGAGTTTAAAGTATCGGGGGCAAAATGTGTTTTTAGGGTATGTGTTTACTAGAAAACTGGGAAAGAATAATATTGTAACAATCACAGCGTATGATCAGCTGAGATATTTGAAAAGCAAAGCCTATTATGTTTTCAAAGGTAAAAAAGCAAGTGAAATTGTACAAATGATAGCCGCAGACTTCAAACTTACACTTGGAGAAATAGAAGACACAAAACATGTATTCGAGAAAAGACGTGAAGACGGAACAACTTTGATTGATATGATTCAAGGAGCATTGAGTGACACTTTGAGATTTACGAATAAAAGATACGTGATTTACGATGATTACGGGAAGTTGACTTTGAAGGAAACTGAAAGCCTTAAAATAAAAGATTTGATTTTTGATAACACTTCCGGAAAAGATTTTGACTTTGAAAGCAGTATTGACAAAGAAACATATAATCAGGTAGTACTTGACTACGTAAACGACAAAGAGAAAAAGCTTGAGAAATATCAAGTTTTTGATAGCGAGAACATTACTAAGTGGGGACTTTTACAGTATTTTGAGAAAGTAAACAGGAGTAATGCAACAGAAGCCGAAAGAAGAGAACGTGCGAATAAAATGCTTAAATATTACAACCAGAGAACAAAAACGTTGAAGTTGAAAGGGATATTTGGCGATGTAAGAATTCGTGGCGGATCTTCTTTTATTGTTTATATGAATGTTGCTGAATTTAAACTTGCAAATTATATGCTAGTTGACAAGGTTACCCATAAATTTGGATTCAAGGAATATTTTATGGATTTGGACTTGGAAGGGAAAATAGGCAAGGAGGAAGGACACAATGGCGAAATTAGAACAAGCACTCAAGAAAATGATAAATAATGCAATTGAATACAATAAACCTTCTGAAATCTATGCAGGAAAAGTTGAAAGTGTTGCTCCACTTACGATAAGGCTTGATATAAATGTACCTGTCCTGGAAGAAGATGAGCTTATACTGACACATCTTGTTAAAGATTATGAAGTTGACATTACTGTTGGGCATTCAACAGAAGAGACACAAGTTGTTGAGGGAGCTATGACAGATATAAAAAATCATAAGCATGAGTATAAGGGACGTAAGAAAATTACGGTTCACAACGGCTTAAAAGTTGGGGAAGGTGTACTCTTGATAAGACAGCAGGGTGGACAGCAGTTTATTGTGCTGGATAGAATTGATGACCCTCAAACAGAAGGTGAGTGGCTATGATACCCAAAATTAAAACGAGTGCGGATATAACGGTGAAAGAACAGCCAACGAAAACCTATAAAATGGAACTTTACAAAGGTAACTATATTTTAGGATTTGTTGACAGTCAAAAGGCTATGGAACAGGCAATTTATAAAATAATACGCACAGAACGCTATAAATACATAATATATTCATGGAATTATGGAATTGAACTTGAGGATTTATTCGGCATGCCTGTTGAATATTGTGTCGTGGAACTGGAACGTAGAATTTCAGAAGCGTTGTTGCAGGATAACAGGATAACAGCGGTACATACTTTTGAGTTCGATACTGAAAGTGAGAGAGGTACAGTTCTGATTAAGAAATTTATTGCTGAAACAGTGTTTGGGAAAATTCAGATTGATAATGGGTTGGCAGTAACAATAATCTAGGGAAGGAGGATAATATGTTTGAAGTTGTGACTTATGAAAAAATAATGGAAAGAATGCTTGCAAGGATTCCGAACAGCTTGGATAAGCGAGAAGGTTCTGTAATATGGGATGCTTTGGCACCAGCCGCAATGGAGCTGGAAAGCATGTATTTTGTGCTTCAAGATTTTATAAAGGAAACATTTGGAGATACTGCGAGCAGGGAGAACTTAATACGTAGGGCTTCCGAACGTGGAATATCTCCATACAAGGCAAGCAAAGCAGTATTAAAAGGTATTTTCGATATTGAGATACCTTTAGGTAGCCGTTTCAGTTTGGAAGACTTGAATTACACGGCAGTAAAATTTATCCAGCACAATACTGCTACAAATCTTTATGAATACGAACTGGAGTGTGAAAGTCCAGGAAGGATTGGGAATACAAAAACTGGCAAGATAATTCCAATTGACTATATAAACAATTTAGGCCGTGCCGAAATTACAGAGCTTTTAATCCCGGCTCGGGACGAAGAAGAAACGGAGGCGCTTAGAAAAAGATATTTCGACAGCTTTAACATGAAGGCTTACGGCGGAAATATTTCAGATTATAAGCTGAAAGTACACGAAATAGAAGGTGTTGGAGCTGTCAAGGTAACTCCAGTCTGGAATGGTGGCGGAACTGTCCTGTTAACTATATTAGACAGCGACTTTAATCAGGCAAGCCAAACCCTGATTAAAAAGGTGCAGGATATTATAGATCCGACAAAAGATGCAAGAGGTCTCGGAGTTGCTCCGATAGGACATATTGTTACAGTACAGGGTACAAGCAATGTTGCAATTAACCTTCATACAAGTATCACGTTTGAGTCTAATTTTTCATGGCCGCTTGTAAAATTGAAAGTTGAGGAAGTTATAAAAAATTACTTGCTAGAGCTTAGAAAAACTTGGGCATTGAAAAATGAAAAAGTAAGCAATAATCTAGTCGTAAGGGTGTCAAGAATAGAAGCAAAAATTCTCGACATAAACGGTATTTTAGATATTCAGAACACTACAATAAATGGAAGTTCCAACAACCTGCAGTTGACTGAATTTCAGATTCCTGTATGGGGAGGTATTACAGTATGACGATTTTAGAAAGTATTAACGTAAATCTTCTGTCGTACCTTCCTGATTTTATGCAGGAATACAGGGAAATTAGGCGGATAATGGAAAGTGAAGAACCCGAATTTAAGATATTGTGGAACCTGTTTAAAAAGGTATTTAACAATCAGTTCATCCAATACTGCGATGAAGATGGGATAAGCAAGTTTGAGGAAATGCTGGACCTGCACAGATATGAAAACGATACGCTGGAGATTAGGATTTTTAGAGTTTTAACATATTGGAATGATCAGATACCATACACTTGGAGAGTTTTGATTTATAGATTAAATCAATTATGTGGAAGTGGGAATTATGAGCTAAAACCTAATTTTAATAATTATGAGTTGGGAATAACGACGAGATTTGATGATTCTAAAAAATATGATGAGCTTAATAATATGTTAAAGACAATATTGCCTGCAAATTTAGGGTTTAACAGTATCAATATACTTACTCCAAAATCAGAAAATAATGTTTATATATCAAACGGGATAATTGACTATATGAAGTATGAAATAAATGCAAAACTTCCAGATTCAATATTTAGCATTTTTGCAACTTTTGGATTTATACACAGCAAAAAATACACTATACAAGGAGGATAAAAAAGAATGGCAGTATTTAAAGATACAACAATAACAGATAATGGAAGAACGTTGATAGCTGATGCTTTAGCGAATAATAAACAAATAACTTTTACACATATGATCACATCAAGTAAAAGTTATGAGGATTCAACTGATGTATCAAAATTAATAAGCGTAGATGAGATAAAGCAGTCGGTGAATATGACAAGGATAAACCAGGAAGGAACAAAAGTCAGACTAAATGCAATTTTTACAAATTCAGCAGTAAATACAAGTTATAAAATACAAACAATAGGACTGTATGCAAAAATAGGTACAGGAAATGAAATTTTATATAGTGTAACAAGAGCTAAAGAGCCAGACACAATGCCAGCAACAAATGGGATAAACTTAGCAACGGTAGAAATAGATTTGATAACAGAGATTAACAATTCTAATGGAGCAACTATCCTTATGAATCCGTCTAGTTTAGTAACTACTTCGAGTTTAATTATGGAATTAGAAAAAATAACAGGACTGGAATTTGGTGGAAATATACAAGATGCTGGAAATAAAATTAAAGGAAAATTTTACTTTGATAATGTTACAAAATTTTATTACGAATGTGTAGAGAATACAAATTTGACATATAACGATGTTACGAAATTCAGGGCGATAAGCAATAAACCACTTTCAGACAAAGTGGAAAATTTATCTAAAACTGAAACCAAATTCATGACTGAAAAAGGGATCGTGCTTTCCAAAAAAGGGGATATAGTGATTCTTACTTGGGACAGTAATTATAATCTGCAAGGCTCTTTGCCTAAAGGAACCGTCTTGGCGACATTGCCAGAGGGGTATCGTCCGAACTTAAGTGTTTCGGCCCTAGTTGCCTTTTGGAACTCCAATAACTCAGGGACTATAAAAATAAGGACGGATGGGAGTATAACTTGGGAGTCGTCAATCAACTTTCAGGGTACGATTTATGCAAATGTTTCGTATTTTGTTAAATAAAAAATGACAAGGAGGAAAATGTAAATGAATGCAGTAATTTATGATAAAAAAAGTCTCAAAATAATAGCGAGACCGATTATCACTAACTTGGAAGAGTTTAAAAATAATCCTAATCTGTTTTATCCAGACTGGGATGCAGAAAAGCATATATGGAGTGAACTGGAATATGAAAATCCAGTTTTGGATAACGAAAAATTAAGGGAATCTACAAAAGAGGAATTATACAAAGCTGGAAAATACACTCTTGCTGAAAATGAACTGATTGAGAATGGAAAAATCAAAGTAGTTCAACTTTCTGAATATGAGTATATTGAGAACAACATCATCAAGTTAAATAGAGAAAAACGGATAGATGAAATCAAAAAAGAACTCTATGATCTAAGACTTGAATACGATGTTGCCCCATTTGAATTTGAAGTAGGTGGCGTGAAATACTTGCAGAATAATAGAAGTATTGACCAGTCAAACTTGACAAGAATTGTCGTAATGTGCCAAGCATTGAAGAAAACGACTTTTGAAAATTGGAAATTTTATACAAAAGAAAACAGTGAAAAATACGTCAACCTAACATTGCAGGATATGATGAAAATGGCGAACATAATGCAGGAACATACAACAAAAGCCATGGCAACGGAAACGTTGTTGTCACATAATCTGGAAAATTTAACTGATGAAGAGTTGAAAGAATACAACGCTAAAGATAGATATGAAAAAGCGTATAAAAACATATAAGGAGGTATTTTATGAAACTCGAAAAAGACAAACTATATATCTGTTTTCACAAGCCCAAGAGATTAATAGGGCATTTGATAGCATTGTGGACGCTTGGAAAATACTCTCATTGTGAATTTGTTTACAATGGGCAAGTATTTCTATCTAATCCTGGAGGAGTTAGGACAAGGAAATTTGAATATCAAAAAAATATGGAAATTTATGAGCTTGATAAAAATATTGATCCTAAAGATGTGATTGATTTTTTTAAGACAGCACAAGGCAAAGGATATGACTATTTAGGAATTTTAGGACAATTCTTCTATGCCGGAAAGGTGCAGGATGATAATAGGTATTTTTGTAGTGAATTTTGCTTAAATGCAATCGATTACGCTTTACAGTTTATATTGACATATAAACTGAAATCGTTAAAGGACAGAGTTGGCTATCAGTTCAGTCCAGTAAAACTATACAAATATTTAAAAGATATGGAACTAATTAAAGAAAAGGAAGTGGTGTAAATGGATAGATTTGAGAGAATATTTGAATATCTGCTAAAAGTCGAAGGAGGTTATTCTGACGATAAAAACGATAAAGGCGGAGAAACAACTTGGGGAATTACAAAAGAAGAAGCAAGGGATTTTGGATACAAAGGAAATATGCAAGATTTAACAAAGGATTTTGCAAAAAACATATATCTGAAAAAATACTATCTTGGAAACAAGCTGGATAAAGTTGTAAATGATAAAACAGCACTGTCTATATGCGACTGGGCTGTAAACAGTGGCAGAAATGGAACAAAAAACGTACAGGTAGCATTGAATCAAATTAACGGAAGTGATTTGGTTGTAGATGGAATAATTGGGAATAAAACTTTGGAAGCGTTAAATGCGACAGATTCTGGTAAATTTTTAGAAGTTTACCACGACTTACAGAGAATTTATTACAAAGGGAAAATTGAAGCCGATAAAACACAGGAAAGATTTTTAACAGGTTGGTTAAATAGAATAGAAAGAAAGGAGGAATATTTGAAAGATTGGGACAAAGAAAACGCAGTAACAGAGAATAAAAAATATTCTTTTGCTCAGTCAAGTCTAGACAAAATGGAAAAAGTGCATCCGAAACTTGTTGAAGTTATGAAAGCGGCAATCGAAAACAGCCCATTTGATTTTAGAATAACAGACGGAGCAAGAACAGCAGAAGAACAATTTGCTCTTTATCAAATCGGAAGAAGTAAGCCAGGTAGAATTGTAACAAATTGTGATGGAAAAAAATTTAAATCAAACCATCAAATCAAAGCAGACGGATACGGACATGCTGTCGATATTTTCCCTTGCGGAGTTATCGAAAATGGAGTATATAGAAAATTCACATCAGAAGAAGGATATGATGAGAAAAAATTAAAATTGATTGCAAATCACATCTTGGCAGTTGCAAAAAGCAAAAATGTAAATGTCGAATGGGGTGGAAACTGGAAAATGAATGATACACCACATTTTGAACTGAAGTAATGTACAAATGGCTTGAATACGAGCCTAATACAAGCGTTAAAAAATAATTTTAGTATGAATGACTGGCTAGCAAGAAAAAATTCACTGTAAAGCTTGTTAGCTAGCTTAAAAATGATATTAATAAATTTTAGGAGGAGAAACAATGGATAAACAGTTACAAGTAATTTTAATAGGTATGTTGGTAGATTTTACTAGAAAAGAAATATTGGAAAAGGAAATAATCTTTGGAGCTAAAAAAGGGATAGAAAAACTGGAAGCTGTTAAAAACAATTTTTTTGGGAAGTTTAAGGATTTTGTAAAGAAATCACAAGATATAAATAACCCATATATTCCTGATGACATTGAGAAATTTACTGAAGATTTATTGTTAAAAGGTGCCGAAACGCTTGAAAAAACTATAAATGTAGATGAGATAATACACAGAATACTTGGGGAAGAAAAAACAGCAGTAGGGATATAAGGAGCATAAATTAATGATTGAAGAATTAAAAATAATAATTGATAATCATGGACTTTTCCTTGTACTGTTCTTTTCAGGGGTGCTGTTCGGTGTAGTAGCACAAAAAATGATAGACAATCAGCCAGTAAAACCGTACATAAAGAGAATAGCCGTTGCTGGAATGACAATGGCTATCGCCTTATCTCTTAATAAAGTGGTAGGACATTTCAATGCAGGCTTCCTGTATCCTTGGAGCCCTGTCTTGGGATTTTTCGGAGAGGCTATGATGGAAACAATCAATCAGAAAAGATATGGCATAAGCAAAGGATTTTTGGAGCTTATGTTAGAGAAGTTCGGATTTGTCAAAAAGAAAAAAGGTGATAAAGATGAAGACTTATCATAGAAGCAGAAAATTTGCAATCGTCGTATTAGCGTTAATTTTCTTAAATTCAGTAATGACATTGAAGTTAAGAGGATACCAAAGAACGCAGAACTTGAATTTGTTACGGAGCAAGTTAAGAAGTGAAAGCA